AACTACTAGAATGGGACGCTCGCAAATGAGAAGAGAACTATTAGCTGAAAAACATGGGGAAGAACTGCTATTCTTATCTGAGGAATATTTTGATGAAGCTATCGTCGGAGTCACAAATGACGACAGGGTAGTTTATGATATGGATAAAATGATAGAAGTGCTTTGTCATGAAAGTAATTGCGATGCTGAGGAAGCAATTGAATATCTTGAGTTTAACACTTGGCGCGCTTATGTAGGTGAGTCTACCCCAGTTTATATCCAACGAAGGGATTAATATGGGACGCTTTACTGTTATTCGTGATACTAGGGAGAAGAAGGGGCACGGATGGTGGTATGAAGAAGACGCCCATTGCATAGGAACTGAGACAGCCAAAGTTGATATTGGCGATTATGCCATCAAGGACAAAGAGCACATATTATGCATAGAAAGAAAGGAGTCTGTTTCCGAGTTCGCTGGAAACTGTGGGGAAAAAAGATTTTTGCAACAACTAAAGGCGATGTCTTCTTTTCCTTATGCCTTCCTTCTTTTTGAATTTGGATGGCATCAAATTGAACAATACCCTGAAGGATCGGGAATTCCTAAAAATAAATGGTCCAAAATACGCATACGGGGTAAGTATCTAATGAGGGTCATTGCGAGTGCTCAAATAGAGCACGGAATTCATGTCGTGGCCTGCGGAGACAAGAGAAGGGCTGAAGAAATCGCTTTCAGAATTATGAGACACGTAAATGATTTACAACGTTGAGGCGCCCGAACACGCTTGGCTCGACTTAACTCAAGACGACCTCAAAGATATTGGGAACCCTCTGACTAATCTGTCGCAAAAGGATCGGGACAATCTTCATCTTTGCGTTCTTCGACTAATGCGACAGCCTCGATATTTTCAATGGACTGTCAAGCGACTATTGAATGTCGAACTACTTCCTGAACAGGTTGCTATCTTACAGGAACTCTGGATACGGGCGTTTCCCATGTATATCGCAAGCCGTGGTTTCGGCAAGTCTTTCTTATTAAGTGTTTATGCGATATTGAAGTGCGTTCTCATACCGGCAACCAAAATTGTTGTTGTAGGTGCCGCCTTTAGACAGAGTAAAGTAATTTTTGAATACATGGATACAATTTGGCGTAATGCTCCCATATTACGGAGTATATGCACCGACAGTAGCGGCCCCAGACGAGACGTTGATAGATGTACTATGCGACTTAACGATAGCTGGGCCATGGCAGTTCCTTTGGGGGACGGTAGCAAAATTAGAGGTTTACGTGCTCATACTATTATAGCTGATGAATTTAATAGTATCCCTGTAGAGATTTATGAAACCGTTGTGGCAGGCTTCGCTGCCGTATCTGCAAACCCAACTCAAAATGTTAAAGAAGCTGCCAGAAGAAAGAAACTTCAAGAATCTGGTGATTGGGACGAAAGCATGGAAATCGACTATAAGGATAGACAGACTAACCAGTCGATTATATCGGGCACTTGCGGATATGGATTTGAGCATTTTGCCTCTTACTGGAAAAAGTATAAGTCCACCATACAGACGAAGGGGGATTTTAAAAAAGCAGCCGCACAAGCTGGAGACGACATAGATGAAATTCCTGAATATATGCAGCGTTTAGATTGGGAATCATTTTCCGTCATTAGAATCCCCTACGAATTAATACCGGAGGGATTCATGGACGATCAGCAAGTAGCTCGCGCCAGAGCCACGATGCATAACGGGATATATCAGATGGAGTATGGAGCCTGCTTTACGTCGGATAGTCAGGGATTTTTCAAACGAAGCCTGATAGAAGGATGCGTAGCCCATGATCGTAACTGTTCTAGTCACGAATGGGCGCCATGGTGCCCCTCCCCATTCGATCCGGTAACTCGTGGTAAGCCGGGGATGACGTATGTTTTTGGCATAGACCCGGCTTCAGAGCAGGATAACTTTGCAATTGTAGTTATTGAGATACATCCCGCGCATCACAGAGTGGTGTGTACATGGACAACGAATAAGAAGGACTTCCAAAGCCGAAAACGCATTGGCTTAACAGATGAGAATGATTATTATAGTTTTTGTTGTAGAAAGATTAGAGAGCTATATAAGACATTTCCCTGTGTGCGGATTGGCATAGACTCTCAAGGGGGTGGTTATGCAATTGCTGAAGGACTGCGGGATCATGACAAAATGTTTGAAGGCGAGCGACCGATATTGCCCATTATTGATGAAAAGAAGGAGCAAGATACCGACAGACTTGCTGGAGACCATGTCATTGAGTTGGTTAACTTTGCTAAAGCAGACTGGACTTCTCAGGCTAACCATGGCCTTAGAAAAGATATGGAAGATAAAATCTTGTTGTTCCCCAGATTTGACACCCTGAGCCTAAGCCTGATGAGCGAAAAAGATAAAATCTCGTTTAAGCAGCTTAAAGACAAGGTGGGAGAATCCAATGCTTTGAGATTATATGACACTCTCGAAGACGCCGTTATGGAAATAGAAGAACTTAAAGACGAGTTAGTCACGGTTGTAGTTTCTATCACTCCGGGGGGCAGAGAAAGATTTGACACTCCAGAAATCAAAATTGACACTGGCAAGAAAGGTCGCATGCGCAAGGACCGCTATAGCGCCTTAGTTATTGCCAATATGCTTGCGAGGCAGGCTCAGCGAGAAATCCCCGGACCATCCTACAATAATATAGGCACTGTTATCACTCCCGGCGTATTTGATGTTAACCCATCTAACCAAATGTATGTTGGGCAAGAGTGGGCGTCGAATATTAACAAAAATACCTGCTTTGGAATCCGACGAGATTAGGACGGTTGGTGTAATAATCAATAGGTATTGATTCATATTCAATTACTATTACTTCTATAGGAACAGACGTGGCAAAAAAGAAACCATCTCCCAACGCTAAACAAACTTTCCCCGCAGATGGACCGGCTTATGTAAGCTTGGGCGGCACTAAGGCCGAGCAAAAGGCTAATCTAGAGATTTACACCCAAGCCATCCAAGAATCCGCTACCGCTTCGTTTAGCTCTCGCACACGAGACTTTTCAGACCTAACCAGTACTCTTAGTGGAAGGCCCGGCCTTCGTAGCTCTGATTACGATTATTTCAGGCCAGACCAAGCCGTACCAGAAAAGTCTAAAGACATTATCGCTTTTGCCAGATCTGCTTATAGAAGAATAGGATTGATTAGAAACGCTATTGACCTTATGGGTGATTTTGCTTGCCAAGGCGTGCGGCTAGTCCATCAGAATAAACGGGTAGAAAAGTTCTATAATGACTGGTTTAGTCGAGCTAGAGGGAAAGAAGTTTCTGAGAGACTTTGTAACCTATTGTTCAGAGAGGCGAACGTTCCCATAAGAATGCGCACTGCTAAGATAAACAAACAAAAGCGATTAGAAATGCAACGGTCAATTGCCTCTCCCGATATGACTGCTGATATAAAAATTTCTAATTATTCCAAGGGCGAAATTCCTTGGCAGTATACTTTTATCGATCCTCTCACTATAGAAGTTATAGGTGGCCCACTCTCCAATTTATCTGGCGAACGTAAGTATGTGATTAAGCTCCCACAGCATATCATAAATATGATTAGAAAGCTTCGTAATTCTAGAGACCCACTTGAAAGAGAACTGTTAAACAATCTTGATCCTGAGATTCTGCAAGCTGCCGAGAATAATCAAGGGGTTTTGCTTCCTCCCGACAAGACCTTTGTTTATTTTTACAAGAAAGACGACTGGCAAGAATGGGCCGACCCCATGACATATGCCTGCTTTAATGACCTCATTCTGTACGAAAGACTTAAGCTAGCAGATAAGACCGCTCTGGATGGTGCTATTTCTAAAATTCGTATCTTCAAACTTGGAAGTCTTGAGCACAAGCTTGCTCCGACTCCTGCCGCAGCCTCAACTTTGCAATCTATTTTGGGTGCGAACGTAGGCGGTGGCACAACTGATATCGTGTGGGGGCCAGATATTGAACTTCTTGAAACGGGGACGGATGTACAACGCTTCTTGGGCGAGGAGAAATATCGTCCTACGTTGATGGCTATATATGCTTGCCTAGGGATTCCCCCAACGTTAACGGGAACGTTTGGAGCTTCCGGCACAACGAACAACTTTATTTCTTTAAAGACGTTAACTGAACGTTTAAGTTATGTTCGTAACATCTTGTTAGAATTCTGGAATTCTCAAATTAAGATCATACAGACGACTATGGGCTTCAGATTTCCCGCTCAAGTTGAATTTGACTTTATGTATTTGGATGACCCAGCATCTATGACTAATCTCTTGCTATCTATGGCCGATAGAAATATCATAAGTGACGAGTTTGTGCAAAGGCACATTAAGGCCAAGCCAGACATTGAGAATCGTCGGGTTCTCGCAGAGGCCAAGGGGAGAGAGGGCAAAGACCTCGAAAAGATTAGCCCTTATCATTCCGTGGACAAGGACTACGGATTGGAAAAGATCGCCTTGCAAACAGGCGTGGCTTCACCAAGTCAAGTTGGGCTTGAGCTATCGGATAAAAATGGCGAGGAATCCGCACTAGATATGAGAAGGCCTCAAGAGAAGAAAGAAGATCCTAAACGGGAAAATACAGAAGATCCCAACGTGGAAGAGCCGGGTCGCCCCAAGAATTCTCGTGACGACGCCCCTAGAAAGGAAAAG